CGTCGCGGCAACCTCCTGCTTCGGGTCCATTGAGATGTCGTTCGATACCAATTCGCGCGCCATCCAGTGCATCGGCACCCTGGGCACGAAAGAGACCGTGCGCGGGCGGCTCAATGCCACGATCAGCGCAACGCTCTACTACGCATCCGATGCGCCACAGCAGGCGTTGATCGATCAATCCGAGTTTCCGATCTCGGTGCAACTGAACGACGCGGCGGGCGCGCTGGAATATCTCTTCGAGTTCCCGCGCTGCAAGATGACCGCGGCTCCGGCGAACGCTGCTGGGACCGACACCGATGTCACAGTGGCGCTGGAAGCGCAGGCGCTCTATGACGCAACTGCCGCCTGCACGGTGATAGTCACCCGCGCGGCATGAGCGACCCGCGCATCAAGTACGGCGTCGATAGCGCGGCCGAGCGCCAGGGCGCCCCGGTCGTCATTGATGACATGGAATTCCTCCTGCGCTCGTCACTGGATGTCAATCGCGGCTATCGCTATGCGCTCGCGCTTGCCTACGACCGGCGGCGCGCCGACTTCGAGAAGGGCGGCATCGAGGCCTTCGAGGCGCAGGTAGACATCACGATGGAGGCCTTCGCCGACCGCGTGATACTCGGCTGGCGCAACGTCACGAACGGCCACGGGGAGCTCGAGTTCAACCGCGAGAACTGCATCCGCCTGATGCAGGACTGCCCGAAGATTTGGGAACAACTGCAGCTCGCCGCGCTCGACGAGTCACGCTTCAAACCCGCGCCCGCCAGGGAGGACGGCGAGCAGCTGGGAAAATCCTGATCTGGCACCAGCAATATGGCGAGAACATCGAGCGACTCGAAAAAGCGGCGGCCCAGGGCCGGAAGGTTCCAGCGCTGGAATACCGCCCCGAGTGTCCGCCCTGGCTCGTCCCGGCAATGGATGCATGGATCGACCTCGGCGGCAACGTGGAGTGGGTGCCCGTGCGCGAATGGAGCGCGCACTACGGGATAGCGCTCGAATGGCTACTGCCGGTGCTGCGGCGCGCGGCGCGAATGCTCGAGGACCACAACGAGAAATTGAGGAAGACCAAACGTGCCGCAATTGCCAGCCGCCCCGTCAATCGGCGTAATTAGTTCCACGCAGAGCGGAGCAATCCTCAAGGACATCCTGCAAGTCTCCGAGCGCGATTACCGCTACGTGCTGCGCTCGATCGCGCTGCAGGAAGTGGGCGCCCAGGTGCAGATGGGCAACCAGCCGACCGGGATGCTGGTGGACGGCAAGCTCACCCGCGAGGTCGAGCAGGTAACGCGCTCGGTGCGCGTATGGTTCGCCGACCGGCGTGCGCTCTTGAACGCGGCGCGCGCGGCGCGCGAGGCGCTCATCGCGAACGGCCGGGTGGTCACGGGTCACACGGTCGACAAGATTCGCACCTTCTACAGCGTCGGGCGCGGCGGTGCGATCATCCCGGGCTCCCCCGAAATCGCGCTCTCGATTCCCAATCCTGCCGCGCTCGATCTGTGGGTCGCGCTGCCGGCTGTTCACGTGCGCCGGTGGCAGTGGTGGGGCAAGAGCGGCCAGCGCCTGATGCGCGCATCGCGCGACAAGCGGCGGCGTTACAACCGTGGCATCGGGGGCGCGCGCATGGTCTCACGCTCGGTATTCGAGCTGAGCGCGCAGCAGGTGCAGCGCCGGTTCCCGAGCCTGGATGTGACGGACAAATACCTGCAAGTGTCGAATCTCAACGTCGGCGGCAAAACGGCGGTAGACCGCATACCGGCGATCAAGGTCTGTATGAAGATTCGCGGGCGCGGACACTGACATGGCCGAGACCACCACCCGGATTTATGAACTGCAAGTCCGTCTCGCGCAGGAGTCGCTCACTCAACTGCGGAAAATAAAAGATTCGACGGCCGAAATCGACAAGCAATTCAAGAAAGCGGAAGACGCGGTCAAGAGCTTCGGCAAGGGGCTCGTCGCCGGTCTGACGGTGAGCGCGGTCGTGGCGTTCGCCAAGTCGAGCATCGACGCTGCGGCGGCGTTGGGCGACATGGCGGCGGCGACCGGGGCGAGCGTCGAGAATCTTTCCAAGCTGCAACAGGTCGCGCAAGTGTCCGGCGTGGATATGGAAACGGTGGCCGCGTCGATCGGTCACCTCAACACCGCGCTGCACGAGAACGAAAAGGGAAGCCGGAACATCGAGGCCGCGCTGAAGGCGATTGGCCTCTCGGTGAAGGAATTGCGCGACCTCGACCCGGCAGAGGCATACCGGCGCATTGCTGTACACCTGGATAAGTTCGCGGACGGCGGAGGCAAGGCGGCGGCGATGACCGTCATTCTTGGTGATGCCTCGAGCAAGACCGCGTCCTACGTTAAAGACCTCGCTGGCGCGGGCGAGATAAACGCAAAGATCACGGCGCAACAAGCCGAGGAAGCGGACAAGTTCAACAAGCAACTGAACAAGATGTCCACCGAGGCGAAAAGCGCAGGGCAAGCGTTGGTGCGCGATCTCATTCCATATCTGTCGGGGCTAATTGAATGGTTTAACGAGGGCGTGCGCGTCGCTGGTAGTTTCTGGGAATTGGTCGTGCTGCGAGGGACCAACCCGGTGCAGGCGCTCACCGGGAACGTGGATTCGCTGACCAAAAAACTCGCGGAGCTGCGGGCGGAACGCGATAAGGCGGCGTCGGGCGCAGGCGGGCGGCTCGGGCTGGCGGACGTTGAGCGGCTCGACAGGCAGATCATTGCCACGGAAAAGCTGCTCAAGATCGAGCAGTTTCGACAGAAACAGATCGACGACGCTGCCGCCAAGGCCGCGTTCGTTGGACCGCCAGAACCGCCGGGACTGAGGGATAAGAAGAAGCCGTCCCTTGCGTTCAGGAAACCAGAACCGAAAGTGAAGGAGGATAAGAAGAAAAGCGAATTCGAGCAGATGACAGAAGCGCTCGACGATCAGCGCGCGAGCATGGAGCAAGCGGTGTCACTGACGCCGCAGTATGACAAAGCGCTGCGCCGATTGACAGAATCGCTGCCGAAGCTAACGGCGGAGCAGGAGCGGCTCGGTTGGGCGCAGGTGGAATATATCAGGGGACTGGAGCAGTCGCAGATCGCGGAAAAGAAACGCGCCGATAGTCTCAAGGACCTTGAGGACGCGCTCAAGGATCAGCGCACGGAAACGGATAAATATTTTGTCGAGTTGGAGCGACTCTACAAGCTTCAAGCGCTCTATCCGGAACGCGCGTTGGAATTGCAGATCGCCATCGCCGCGCTCACGGATGGCTTTCTGGACTCGCAGAAGGTAACGAAGGAAGTCGTAAACGAAAACGCCAAGCTGCTTGAAGCCATCGCCGACAAGGTGGACGGCTACGCGAAGTCGATCTCCAGCTCGCTAGTAGATTTCATGACCAGCGCGGGCGACGCCAAGTTCTCGTTCAGGGATTTCGTGACCAGCGTGCTGAGAGACCTGGCGCGCATGACGACGCAGATGCTGCTCGTCGAGCCGATCATGTCGAAGCTGCAAGCCTCGATGCGCCAGTTCATCACGGGCGGGCAGTATTCCTGGCAGAAGGGGCTCGTCACGCCGACTGCGGCGCAGATGTCACAACCCATGGTCGATGCCGCAGGGGCGGAGCTCGCGCGGCGCCTCTTCGGAGCGGCCAAGGGTGGCGTCTTTTCCTCGCCCTCGTTAAGCCAGTATTCGGGCGGCGTCTACGACAAGCCGCAGCTTTTCAAGTTCGCGCGCGGCGGCGTGTTTGGTGAGGCCGGGCCGGAAGCGATCATGCCGTTGAAGCGCGGGCCGGACGGCGCGCTCGGCGTGGCGACGACCGGCGGCGGCGGCGATGTGACCATCAACGTCTACAACGAAACGCGCGCGGAGGTGAAGACGCAGGCGAAGAGCGACGTCAACGGGAACCGCATCATCGAGGTAATGGTCAAGGAGGCGGTGTCAAACGGCTTCAGGTCGGGCGCGTTCGACGCCGTGATGGGCACGACCTACGGGCTCAATCGACAAGGGGCGCGCTGATGCCCAACAACCCCTGGCCGCCCGGCATCAGCAAGGCGTTCACTTCCGACGCGTTCACCGAAACGCCGCAGGAAATCGTCGTCAGGACGGACATGGACACCGGCCCGCCCAAGGTGCGCCGGCGCTTCGTGAATCCGGTGCGGGCGTACACGTGCGACATCGTGCTGCGGAACGCAACCGAATACACGACGTTGCGCGATTTCTATTACGTCACGTGCCTCGGCGGCACCGACACCATCCTGATGCCGCACCCGATCACCGGAGTTGACACGTCGTTCCGGTTTGCCTCGCCGCCCAAGTTCAGCGCGCTCGGCATCGCGTGGCGCGCCGCCTTCGAGCTCGAGGCGCTGCCGTGAGCCGCACGCTCTCAGCGAATGCGGTGCTGGCGCTCAATGCGTTACAGACCGGGAACGCCTTCTGGTTCCTGGTCGAGGTCACGCATCCCGACATGCCCGCGCCGGATCGCTTCGTCAACAACACGACGAACGTTATCGCGCTCGGCCAGACCTGGAACGCCTTTCCCTTCGACATCACGTTGAGCGTGGACGACGGGCAGACGCAGCCCTCCGTCGAAATCCGCTTCGACAACGTCGGGCGCGAACTGGTCGATGAGATACGCGGGTTGCCGACCGCGCCAGCGCTCAATCTCTACCTCGTCCTGTC